TGAAATATGGAACTCTGAAGGTGGATTAACAGGAGACCCAACAGGATTAGATGGTATCAGAAAGTTAATCAGAACTAACTTAACTGCTGCTTCTAAGACTGCTCAAATCGTTACATCTACTACATTAGACCCAACAGATGCAACTGAAATTGATGATGTATTAGCTGCTTTAGTTGCAACATTCCCAAAAGAAATTGTAGCTAACAAAGCGAAGTTCAGAATTTATATGAACCAAACAGTAAACGATGCTTATTATAGATATTTAAGCGGAGTTGCTGCAACTAATATTCCTCAGAATAACGCTTTGGTTTACCAAAACTACGTTATTGAGATTATCCCTAACTTATCAGATGCTGCTATTGTAGTTGCTAAACCTGAAAACATTAATGTATCATTAGCTGTAAGCGGAGACTTAACTGCATTAGACGTAATTGATATGTATATGTTAGGCGGTGGTAACAAAGCAAGAATCGTTGGAAATTGGGGTTATGGAGTTGGAATTGCAACTACTGACTTTGCATTGTTCGAATACGACCAACCATAATCAATACTATAGAGGGGGATTAAGTTCCCCCTTTTAATCTAAAAAAATAAATTAATATGTGTACATTATCACTATCTGCATATAAGTCGGGTTGTAAAGTGGTCGGAGGCATCTCAGAATTTTATCTGATTGATAAGTCTGCAAGATTAAGAGAAACTGACTTAGTTATGGCAGTCACATCAGGTGCTTTGACTATAACAGCAGGTTCAGGGTCACCACAACCAAGTGCTTTCAAGGTAGAGCCAAGAGAAAATAACTGTACGTTTACTCAACCTGTGACGGATGAGAATACAGCAGGGACATCTTTTGTTACTCAGACTTTAGAATTTACTTTGCACGGTTACTCTGCTGCGTTGGTATCATTAGCTGACCAAGTTCGTAAAGGTAGAATGGAAGCCTTGATTAAATTAAGAAGCGGAATCTATGTATATGCAGGACTTGATTATACAGGATTGCAATCTAACGGAGGTTCAGCAGGAGATTCAGGTACAGCAATAGGAGATGCTTTAGCGTTTACCTTTACTTTAACAAGCGAAGGGACAGAAGCAGCACCTGTATTGGCTGACTTTACTCAATTTTCAGATGCTTTTACAATTGAAGTAGCTGCTTAAAACAATTATTATGGAAGTTAAATACGGAACATATCACTTAGGCTCAAAAATTATCCACGTTTCAACTGACTTATCAGAAGAAAAGTTGAGAAGCATACTGAAAGAAGAGCCAAGAATGGAACGGTTTATTAAATTAAAGGCTGATGATAACAATAAGGAAGAATCAATTGACGCTGCTGAAGTTGTCGTTAAATCCGATAAACCTAAACAAAGAAGAAAACGTAAGTCTTAGGTTCAGTAGCCCATCACGCCCATCCATTGAATTAGAGAAGCCCGTTACCGACTTAGGTTCGGGCTTTTTTTCAATAGAAATAACAGCAGGTGAGTCTAATAATCTAATAGACGATACATACAGCTATAAGATTGAGCAAAATGGAGAGGTATTAAAATTAGGATTTGTCCGAATTATTGACGAAGAAATAAGTAACTTTACGTTTGATTATCTGTTAGACTTTTTAATGTCATAAAATATGAATGAAGATTTTAAATTAAGTAGGTATAATGTAAAGAATATCAACTCGTTCAATGTATCGGGGACTGTTATCTATAACGGAACAGACAACCTATTCCCTAATTACTTAGATGGGCTTTACCTAAAGTCGGTAACTCATCAGACTGTAATTAATGACTTAGTTAATTATATTCTTGGTTATGGCTTACAAAGTCCAAGCGAAGAGGAACAAAGGATAATAAAGAAGTTCTTTAACAAAAGAGCATTAAACAAGCTGCTAAGATACAAGCTAATTCATAACGCTTATGTATTAGAAATTATCAAGAATGAGTTAGGGCGTATAGTAGAAATTAACGTACTTAACCCATCACAGATAAGAGTAAGCCAAATTAAAGATGGCAAGCCTGTAAAATTCGAATGGAGGAGAAGTTGGGACAATGGTACTTATTTTAACAATCGTTCCGAAAGGGTTGAATTAGATGCTTTGCACGTTGGCTGTAAGCACGGAATTATCTATAAGTATGATAACGGAATTATGGATGTTCCCTATGGTAGACCAAGCTACCTTTCAGGCTTAGACCCTATTGAATTAGAGATAAGTATCTATATGATGCACAATCACGGTGCGCAAAATGGTATGTTTCCGAGTATGTTAATCGCTAAAGAGTCAAGCGGAGACCCTGAAAAAGATAGAGAAGATTCAGAATTAACTGCTCAATCTATGGCAGGAGTTGCCAATGCAGGTAAAGTAGGAACTACTTACTATCCGCAAGGAGGCAGTGCGCCCGTTTTTAGCACGCCAAACTTATCAGGAATAGATAAGGTTTACGAGAACCAATATAATACAGCGGAGGCAGGGATATTAAAGGCACACGGAATACCAAGCCCATCATTAATCGCAGGTCTTAATGTTAGACCAAGTGGATTTGCAAGCCCTGCTGATGAATTAGAGTGGGCTAAAACTGAATTAGAGACTAAGATAATAAAGCCTTTGCGAGAAGAGTTTTTTGAGGACTTTGAAGCGTTGTTTATCGAGATAGGATTGACTCCTGATAATTTAACTTTTGACGAAGTAAAAGAGGAAGAAGTAAGACCCGAAGATATTGCAGAACCTACTGCTATGAGTGAAAAAAAAAGCGTTGACGATTTGATTAACCAATCAGACGATGATATGCAAGGTTGGGAACTTATAAGCAGCGAAGAGGTTGACTACGAAAATGAGGAAGAACTTAACAAACAGATTGAAGAGCTTAATAGCGTTCAATTAACGCAACTACAAGAGTCTTTTAATGATTACCCTAAAGCAGCAACAGAAAACGCAAAGAAGGCTTTAGAATGGAGAGATAAGTATGGAAGAGATGTTGTTAAAGGTGGAACAGAAGTAGGTTGGGCAAGAGCCAACCAATTAGCAAAGAAAGAAAATGTTTCTGTTGATACTATTAAAAGAATGGCATCGTTTAACAGGCATAGAAGTAACTCTAAAGTAAGTAGTGAATACAAATCTGAACCTTGGAAAGACAAAGGTTATGTAGCTTGGTTATTATGGGGCGGAGACGAAGGAGTTGATTGGGCAATTAGGAAGTCAGAGCAATTAGACAAGACTAAACTTGCAGGGGTAAGCACAGGAACAGCAAGACCCAACGCAAAGAGCGAACAAGATAGATTTGTAAGAGGTTATCAGTACAAAGTTAGGTACAAGTATAGCGGAGATGACACAGGGGATAGGGAATTTTGCTCAAAAATGTTAAGTGCTAATAAACTTTATAGAAAAGAAGATATTGAGATGATGTCTGCCAATGGAGTTAATGGACAATTTGCACCAAAAGGTCAATCTAATTATGATATATTTCTTTGGAAAGGCGGTATTTACTGCCATCATAAATGGCTTAGACAAACCTTCCGTAAAGAAGGTAAAAGAGGAAGCGTAGGAACTACAAGCCCTAACAAAGTAAGTACAGCAGAAGCGCAAAGAAGCGGCTTTAGAGTAGATAATAATCCGCTTGTAAGCACAAGACCAATAGATACACCTACAAGAGGTAGATTTACATTTAACAAAATATTCCAATGGCTGAAAAACTAATAATAAGCATAGACGACTTTAGGCTTTACGCTAATACATCAGATTCTTTTGATGCAGAATTTATAACACCTTTAATAATTCAGGCGACAGATACGCTTGGAGAAGGCTTAATGGGTACTGCTTTAGTAAAGAAGCTAATCACAGATTATAACGCTGATAACCTTGCAGGAATATACGAAGAAATGCATCCTTTGGTTACTAAAGTAATCGTTTGGCAGTCTTATATGCTTGGACTTCCAAGAATGCTTTACAGAATCGGAAACGGGCAAATTACTAAAGGTACAAGTTCAGGCAATTCAGACCCTATTGACAGTACTGATTTAGCGAACTTACAACGTGGAGCATCTTCTACACTTGTAACTTATGAGAATAAGCTAAAAGCATTCTTAAAGGATAATTTTGATTTAATACCTGAGTTTGAAATTGAAGCACCTGAGTACCTAAAGCCTAATCTTGAGAAAGGCAACACAAGTCAAGGAACAACCTATACACCTAACATAACCTACACCGATTTTTAATTATGGCACAACAGATAACATACACCGACAAAGTAAAATCAGTCAATTTACCTAACCCTGCCAATGAGAAGTTTGCAGCGACAGATGCTAATGAGATTAAAACGGTTGTAAATAATCACGCAGACGATATTGATAATATAGAAGCATCTATAACTACCATTGATGGCGACTTAACAACGGCAGAAGCTAATATAGCTACCAACGCTTCCAACATAAGTAGTAATACAACTGCAATAGCTACAAAAGCAGATGCATCAACTGTGACTGCAATAGATGGCAGATTAACAACTGCTGAGGGGAATATAACTACAAACGCTTCTGATATAAGCACCATAGAAGCTGAACAGATAACTCAAAATTCAGCGATAGCGTTAAACACCGCAAAAGTAGGAATAACAACGGAGCAAGCAACAATCTTATCAAACACTTCAGGAGTTAATACAGGAGACCAAGATATTAGTGGTATTTCTACCAATGCTACTAACATAGCAACCAATACAGCGGATATCTTATTAAAAGCTAATGATGACGAAGTTGTTAAGTTGGTAGACTACACATCTCATTCTATATTAGTGCAACAATCAGGGAATGGAAGTCCTCAGGCTTTATCTATTGGAACTAATACAATAGTTGGAAGAGCAAGTGGGGGTGGTAGCCAAATAGATGATTTATCGCCAATAAGTGCAAAAACGATATTATCCTTACAGAATGTCGACAACACAAGCGATTTAAACAAACCTATAAGTAATGCAACTCAAACGGCTTTAGATTTAAAAGCGTCAGAAGCTGACTTAACTATTGCAGAGGGAAATATAGCAACCAATGCTGCAAATATTGCTACAAATACAAGTAACATTGCAACAAATAGTTCTAACATTGCAACGAATACAACTAACATATCTAATAAGATAGATAAGAACGTAGGAGCAACATATACTACTAACAGTCTAACTACAGTAACACAGGCAGAGTATGACGCATTAACTCCTAACGCTACAACCATTTACTTTATAGTTTAATATGAAAATAGGTTCAAACGATATAGCAGCAGTAAAAATTGGCTCAACCGATATTAATAAGGTTTATATAGGTAGCAATTTAGTATGGCAAAAACAAGTTGAATCCTATTTATTAGACTTGTTTCCAAACTCAGAAGAGGCTTATTCATTAAGGCAATTACAAAGTAATGGAGGAGTTTCTTATCCTTTAGTTTTGATAAGAAGAAATTCTGATAATGCTGAACAAAGTTTTACTGAAACTGAGATAATAGATGGAACATTGGAAGCGTTTTGCGGTGCAGGAAATGGGCAAGTCGTATCTTGGTACGACCAAAGTGGGAATAACAATCACGCTAATCAGTCAACAGCAAATAATCAGCCATATATTGTTATAAGTGGTAATTTAGTTACCGATAATGGCAAGCCAACACTTTATTTTAATAGCCTTTCTGAACTTGTATCTGTAAATAATACGAATTATGGAACAAGTAGCAGGTCTATATTTATAACGATAAACCTACTTGAAGGTGTATCTACTAAAGGGATAATTAGTTTAAGTAATTTAAGTAGCGGTGCAGGTAAATTATGGATAGTAACGCCTGAAATCGCAGCAAGGGCTAATACTTATACTTGGATTACTTCTACTCCGCTTCCTAAAGATAACCAATCATTGTTAACAAATATATATGCTTCATCTGCTAACTTATTTGATGGTAATAATATGTATTTGGATGGAAATGCAATAGTTAGAACATCAGGTGCTAATGGTGTAATAGACACGAGTGTAGGGAAAATGTATATTGGTTCAAACGGTTTAGGCTCAAATAGAGTGCTTGCTAATATAAGTGAGATTGTTAATTATAAGTCCGACCAATCTACCAATAGAACACAGATAGAATCTAACATTAATTCACATTATAATATCTATTGGGATGGTTCTCAAAGTGGGCTATTAGATGACTATCCTAATGCTTCAGCAGCTTATTCGTTAAGAGCATTAAACTCGGCATATACAGGTGCAGCAATTAGAGTAAGACGTAGTTCTGATAATACAGAGCAAGATATTAAATTGCTTTATGATGGCAGTTTAGATACTTCATCTTTGCTTTCATTCGTTGGAGCAGGAGATGGTACTATATCAGTTTGGTATGACCAAAGTGGAAGTGGAAATAATGCAACGCAAAGTAATGCTGCAAATCAACCTAAAGTAGTAAGTTTAGGTTCTGTTGTTAGTTATAACTCAGAATCTGCATTAGAGTTCAACGGGACTAATAACTACTTAATTAGTGGAGTATCTTTAGGCTCTACAGCTACGCATATAAATTTATATAAATATTCGGGAGGGACAAATAGTGTTGTATTTGATGGAGTAGGTTCTTCCAATAGACAAGTACCTGCGTTCCCAAGAGAATTTTCGGGTACATTCTCTATATTCTCAGGATTAACTTCAATTAATAATGGGGCTTATGATACCAATCAGCACATTCACATAACATCTTTTGATACTAACGATAATTATTATCGAGATGGATTACAGATGTTAACTAATGTGGATAGTGGGTCTAACACGATTACAGGAGGTGTGATTGGAGCAGCATTTAACTTTTCTTCAGCATTCAATGGTGTAATGCAAGAGATTGTAATATACAATTCAAATGTATTATCGGACAGAGCAGGAATAGAATCTAACATTAATTCACACTATAACATATACTAATGAAAGGATATAAATTTACAACAGAACAAGCAGCTCAAGCTGCAATTACAAGTATTAATTTAGCAGCAGGACTTCCAAAGAGTCCCGAAGCTATTACTCGGACTTGGACAAGTTACAATTTAGCTGAATTTAACGAGCCGCAATTCTATTATATTAACCACGATGAATTCACTGAATCGGTGCTTGGTAATCCTGAAGAATTAAACCTAATACAAGAAATAATAGACTAAAATGATTAAATTTTTATCTGAAAATTGGGTAACTGTAACCACCTTATTCAGTGGGATTGGTGCTTGGTACTATGAACGCAATAAAAGAGTGCAAGACGTTAAATCCGCTGAGCTTAATAATAGTGAGAAGATTATAGAAATGTATCAACAAGCGTTAGATGACTTAGACAAACGATTTGAAATGCGTATTGATACTCTTGAAAAAGATATTGTTAGATTAAATAGCGAGGTATCTGATTGGAAGGGAAAATACAGTTCTTTAAAGAAGCAGTTCGACGATTATAAGAAGAAACATCAATAAGAACTACGGATAAGATACATTATAGACTTGCTCGTATTTTGTTTAATCGTTAAAACAGCTCAGTCATTGGTAAAAGTATACCCTTTGACGTATTGCTATCCCCACCTTTTTTATCCCTGTTAGTGTTGATATATTTCCTACATTTTGCTTTTAATTCATTAGTAGCAATCAAGTGAAAGGTAGTTCCAAAGGCAAAGCAATAATAATCAGATTGCGTTTTGCTGATTCCGCTTGGCTTTCCCCTTGAGTAGTATTCTACATAAACATTACCTGTATCTAATGCTTGTAAATCGTGCTTTACTTCAATGAGTTTGTCTTTGAATATAGAACCTAATTCTTCTTCTTTTATCTGCCCTACCTTTAGGTCATATTTAAAATCATTGTTGTAGTCCATTACTTGAATCTTGATTTTTTCCCATAATTCTCTAATTGCATAGGAACAGCGATAGCGGTATGTCCACCGATTACTACACCACATCCTATTGCAGGCTTCTTTCCTGCTTTAGCATAAGCAAAGGCATACTGTTCGTGGTTAATACCGCATCCAACTTGTAAACCAAACACCCTTGAGTTATTTCCAACCATATACTCAGAATATAATTGAGTGTGTAGATGTCCCTGAACCGTTGATTGCATATCCATTTTAGCCCTACTTCTTGCAGTTCCACCTTCGCCGTGAACATACTTCACACCATCAATTTCAGTTTCTATTTTGAACTCCCAATTAGGAACTTCAAGCACTTCGTTGTAGTCTTTAATCCACTTTTTAGGAATACCACCCGTTTGGGCTTTTCGCATTACCATTCGAGTATGATTACCTATTATTACTTCCACATTAGGGAATTGTTTGTAGTATCTACTAAGCCTTTTTATAGCTAAGTCAAGTTCATCTCCTCCACCCATTCCATCTGCATCCGTTTCGTGGTAGCTACCGAAATGATTATCTATCTCATCGCCTATGTGGATTACTTTATTACAATTATAGGCGTTATAAGTATCTACTAAAAAATCTAAGTAGGTATCTAAATCGAACGGGCAATGAGTATCTCCAATAATAAGAACCCTATTTTCTTTGCTTGTCCAATTCTTGTACATTTCTTTGTTCTTAATTCTTGGTCTAAAGTCTTTCATTATTTAGCATTATTTTTAAGTGAATTAAATACCCTATCAAATCCCCTACACTATCTTCTGTCTTGTCGTCTATGCCTTTACTTGCAATTCTGTTTATCTTGTCGCTAATTCGAGCTTTAATACCTTCAATAGGGTTTTGATTAAACATATTAGGTCGATAAAGTGAGTTGTTATAGTCTATATTCTTTTGGATTAGTTCCTGCTTAATCTTATCGCATTCGATTTCGATTAATTTATTTACTTGTTCTATATTCATAACAATAAACCTAATATAATTCCTAAACCAACACAAACACCACCAACTTTAATCAGCTTATTTCTGTTTCCTTTTCTTATTAACTCAATTACTTCATCAGAATTATTAAGTTGAACGTCTTTATTATCTATAATTGCATTAAGATTGTAGTTGATGGATTTTAATGCGTTATTATCTACACCTAATTTAGCGTTTTCTAAGCCTACTTTTTTAACTTGGTATTGTAGTACTCTCTTTTCTATTAAAAGTTCCTTAGATTCGTTCTCAGTAATTCCTAAAGACTTGCTTGTATCGTCTTTTATAGTGATATTTTTAAGTAGTTCTTTTTTTACTTCTTTTGCTGATAAAGATTGAACTCTTTTAAGCTCTTTTATGTGGGCTGATTTAGATTTCTTTATTTCTGATTCAATCTCTTTAATCGAATCCCGATACATCTTTTCTATTTTCTCGTTAGAAAACTCTAAATACTGTATTTTTCTCTCTAAAATTGTACTTTCCTGATTCATATCTTTTATCTTTTCGTTTACTTGGTCATTTTTGCCTATCAAAAGAAAGCAAAATACAACCAATAAGAGTATTATTATATGCTCATTTTTCATCATTGTCTAAATATAATTCAGGGTCTACGAATACACCACCTATTTTAATTTCAACGTGAATATGGTCGGTAATTCCTTTGTATCTCTTCTGAAGGCTCTGACCGTAACCTAAATAATCGCCTGACTTAACCCAATCGCCTACGTCAACCAACGGGTCAACATAAAGAACTCTAATAACGAACTTAGAATTAGTTATTTCTACATAACGAAAACTCAAATCGTCATTATAACAATAGCCTACTTTTGTAATCTTTCCATCAATAGGGCTAAATACATTTTCTTCAGGCTCAATTATTAGGTCAAGACCTGTATGCTTTCTTTTCCCTCTGCTTGCTCCAAAGAATCCACATCCAAAACTATCGCACTTTCTATTTTCTTGCTGAATTAATAACCGCATCTGCTCGTATGTTTTAGTCATTACTTAATTTTTTCTTGAGCAAATATAAGCGAAAATAATGAGTTTTCCATTCACGACTAAATGTTTCTAAAAATTTTAGCCTACATTCGTGCGTGTTTAGAAACTTATCTACGTCAACCACATTCATTTCATTAACCTTCATTTGCTTAACTCCTGAATCCTTTATTATTTGGATTAGCTCTTTGGCTTGCTTTTCAGCTTTCTCCTTTGTCATTTTCTTTTATTTTTTCGTAAAATTTACAAAGGGCTTCTTCATAGCGTTTTTTTGCCGTTGAGTTGGCAAACGCAGAATATGATAAATTGAAAAGCTCGGCTATATCCTTTTGAGATAAGCCAAGCTCCTTTTTTAGTTGTTTAATGTCCATTTGATTTAATATTTATAGTTACTGTTTCTATAGCCTTGAATAGCTTGTTTAACTAAATTCATATAAGCATCTTCTTTATTATCTAAATCCCAACCTTTAGGAGTGACGCACCACATTTTGAAAGGTTTTGTCTTGATGCCCATCATATCAGTAAAGTCTTCTTTAGTCATATCTGCATAAGCATTGTATATCATTCCCTTTTTTTCTAAACTACTTATTACACCTGCATTGCTTTTACTTAAAGCGTTTGTGCTTAAAAAATTAGAGTGATTAGACTCATCTTTTGAAGCATATTTTTTGATTTCACTTAATAAATTTAATTCTTTAGTTGTCATAATTTCTATTTGTTTGTTTGTTTCTACAAATATAAACATAAACTTAAATACGAACCTAATTTTATGCAACTTTTTTTTAATTTATTTTTATCAAGCATAAAAAAACTCGGCTAAGTCTTTACTGCTTAGCCGAGTTCCTTTTTTAGTTGTTTAATAATTCTTCTCATCTCTCTTTGGTGTTAGAAGTTATTTTATTTAGTCAAATTTTAATCCATTCTCAAACATAATCTCACGGAGTTGGTCTCTACACTTTTCAAATGTCTCATACTTGTCCTCACTATATTCCTCATCAGGCATATACTTATATTGTTGTCTTAGCCATTGGTCTATTTCCCAAAGGGTTGATTGTGCTTTAGCACCATTGACCGCTAAATCAAAGTCAGATTGGTCTTTCGGAAGATTAAACTCTAAGATTGCTTTCATCTCTCTTTGGTGTTATATTAGTAAATGCTAAAATGTTTCATTTTTTATTTCAAATATAACAATTATTTTAATGCCCTAACCTTATTCTT